GCGCTACCGGGCACTACGTTGGTGTATGACACAATCAGCAAGCGCTGGCATGAAAGGAAGTCATTTGTTGATGGTGCTTTAGGCGCGTACCGGGTAAACGCTTTGGTCCGGGCATACAACCAATTGTGGGCTGGAGATCTGGTAGATGGGAGGATTGGTCTGCTGGACCAGAACGTGTACACAGAATACGACACTGAGATTCGCAGAACTATCGTAACTCAGCCGTTTCAAAACAATATGCAGTCGTTTGTCCTGCCAGAGCTAGAGCTAACCGTTGAAAGCGGTGTAGGCAATTCGTCTGCCGTGGACCCGAAAGTGGGATTAGAGCGCTCTGTAGATGGTAAAATATGGTCAGATGCCAGATACCGCAGCATTGGCAAGGTTGGCGAGTATAACCGTAGGGTGATATGGAATCGCAACGGCAGAGCTTCGCGGTTTGAGCTGTTTAGATTTACGATGAGCGAGCCTGTGAAGCCTGTATTTATACAGATGACTGCTGACATTGTGGCAACGCAATGAGCTATAAGCTAAACGCGGCTCAGCCGATAGTTGATGTTAATGGCACTATGGAGCAGCCCTTCAGGCAGTTTACGCAGGAAGCAGCCCTGTCTATACCGATAACGGGTGCAGGAAGCCCGGAGGGTGTAGTTGAGGCGGTACAGTTTAGTTTATATCTCGACACCACTGGGAGCGCGGGATCAATTCAATATAGAAAGATGCAGCCAGAGATCGGCGGTGACCGAAGCAAGGGCTGGATAGCGGTTTAGGAGAACAGATATGCCAATACCATTATTAGCGGTAGCGGGAAGCCTTGCGGGCGCGGCAGCAGGAGCATACGGCGCTAGGCAGTCCAGAAAGGCTGCTGAAGGTCAAACAGAGTCTTCAGAACGTATGCGCCGTGAGGCTATGCAGGCCATTCAGAACTTCGGTCAAAAGGCGTTAGAGCCATTAGCTCCAGCATATCAAAGGTCTCAGGATATTCGGCAAGAAAGCGCAAACAGGGCGCTAGCTTTGGCTGGTTCAATGTTCAGACCACAGCTAGAACAATTCCGGGAAGGCAACTATATGGCTCAGCAGAGAATTGCGGAGGCGCAGCCGTTTATGCAGTCTGCAATCCTCGGAACTGGTTCTTTAGGATATATGCCGCAGGCTCAGAATGTCGGCGGTCAGTTAGATTACGGTGTTCTTGATCCGCTTGTGAATCCAGAACCAATGCAGTTTACTCCTGTTCCGGGCGGTCAGGGACAAGCCACACAACAAGCAGCCGCGCCAGTTGATCAAATGCAACAGGCTATGATGCGCTTTCAAACAGATGGGCAGATACCGTTATGATTAGAGGTAAGCGAGAAGATACAGAAGGCGTAAGAGAGGCTGAGTTTATTGTTCTCGATTTCATAAAGTCTACGCCAAATGCCACGGTCCCAGAGATCGCTAGGCTTATTGATGATGTCGGCGCTGATCTTAATTACATTGCAAATGTGATGGGTGTTGATCCGGTAGTTGCGAGACAGGCTTATGATCAGGTTATAACGGCTGCGCCTCCTATCCAGCAGGTTATTGAGAAGCAGGTCCAATCTGAACCTGTTAATACTCCTACTAGACCTCTTGATAAGGTGATAGATACATCTCGCCCAGCATTTACACAAGAAGATATAAACAGGGCTGTAGGCGAGCTATCAAGCGGTGCGAAGACTCCACAGCAGGTTGCTCAAGAATATGGCGTTAGCGTTGATTACGTGAACAACAATCTTGGGAGAATACAGAATCAGGTATTTGAGGATTTAGCGTCTGGAGCAACAACCGCTCAACAGGTAGCTGACCAGTATGGTTTAGGGCTTGATTTTGTAAACAGCGCGTTTGATCGCATGAGAGCAGAAAGAGTCCCGCCTCCTGCTACACAAGCGCCTCCTCCTCCTCCTGTAACTCCTCCTCCGGTTGTTTCGCAACCTCCCGCAGTTGCGCCGCCTCCTGCAGTTGCGCCTCCTCCGGTTGTTTCGCCTCCTGTGACTACGGTCCCGGATGCAAACAATCCAAGTTTATTGAGAAACGTGCAAACAGGCGGTATGGCTGGCGCACAGCTACCCGTAGGTTTAGCAGCAGCAGAACAAGCTGCGCTAGGCGGCGCAGGAAGGGCTGCAGGGCTTTTAGGTACTACCGCGGGCGCAGCAGGCAGAGAGCTGACCGCTGGCACACTGGGTGGTATAGGAGCGCTGAGAGGCGGTATAGGCCAAGCCAGACAAGACATAATGCAGGGCACTCAGACAGGCATAGGCGCTCTCCAGCAAGCTCTGGGAGGCGCTAGGGCTGACATTGAGTCAGGATTCCAGCGAGCAGAGGGTATGTTTGATCCATACGCTCAGGCTGGTGGTCAGGCGCTACAACAGCAACTGGCACTCTCTGGAGCGTTAGGCCCAGAAGCATTCCAGCAGGCTTATCAAGAAAGCCCACAAATGCAATTCCTACGAGAGCAGGGTGAGCAGGCAGCTCTCCGCACAGCAGCCGCCAGAGGCGGTCTGGGAGGCGGTAGAGTCATGCAGGAGCTGGCCCGGTACGGAACTGGATTGGCTTCACAGGACTTACAAAATCAGATAGGTAATCTTCAGGCGCTGTCAGCTCAAGGTCTGGGCGCTAGAGGCAGTGCGGCTAATATCGCCACAGGCGGCGCTCAGCAATTAGCTAATCTGGGTGTGCTTGGCGGGACCACAGAGATGCAGGCAGCTACACAACAAGGTACGCAGTTGGCTAACTTAGCGCAGCAGTTGGGTGTCAGCGAGGCTGATTTAAGAACTGGACTAGGTGCAGGCCGTTCTAACATTGCGCTAGGAATAGGTACTCGCGGAGCCGACCTTGCTGCTCAGACAGGGCTTAACGTAGCAGGCATGAGGACTCGCGCAGGCGAACAGCTCGCAGGTCAGTTTGGCACAGCATCATCTCAGCTCGCTGATCTACAGCAGGCTCAAGGCGCTGGCACGGCTTCTATGATTGGAGCGCAAACTAACTACATGAACCAGTTACAGCAGTCAGCAGCAGCAGGTGATGCGGCAGCACAGACTGAGTTAGCGGTATTACAGGCCAACATTAATCAAGGTATAGGTAGTAACTTGGCAGGCGTACCAGCAGCACAGTTTGTTCCTCCTCCAAACGCAGCAGGAAGCATACTGCAAGGCGCTGCATTGGGTTATGAGCTTGGGCAAGGGCTAACTCCTTCAACTTCAGGCGGCGCTCCAGTATCAACATCACAACCGACTTACCCAATATCTAATATGACCCAGATGACAGGAACTGCTCCGGCCGGATATCAAACTTATAACCCGTTTGGCATATCAAGGATAACGTAGGATAAATAAATGGCTGACAATTCATCACTACTAGGCGGCAGAATGCCAATGCAGCAGCGTAGGACAGACATTCCTACGCTGCTTAGAGGATTGGGCGCGGCTGCTACAGGACAAGTCCCGCAGTTTCAGCAGCAGATGCGAGCTGAAGAGCAACAGAGAATGCAGAATGTTATGGGCGGCTTGCAGTTAGAAGATGCGCTCACAAAATCTGCAGCTCAGGATGCTCTAAGAATACAGCAATTGGCTAAAACCGGAGACACCAGACAGGCAATGGATATTATTGGTGATCGGGTGCAGTTGCTGCAACAAATAGGAGCAGACACTACATCTACAATGCGCTTAGCAGATAGCCTGATGTCTGGAGGCTTCGAAGCCATTTTGCCACAAATTAACTCTACGGTAGAAATGGGTGTCAGGACGGGAATGATTGAGCCGTTTGGCGGTCAAGTACCTTCAACATTTAGATCATTGCAATTGCAGGCAGAAGCCGCTGGATTAGTGCCGGGAACTCCTGACTATCAGGAATTTATGAGCTACAGAGGTTTTGAGGGCAGGATGGGTGCCGCGAAAACCATTAACTACAAGGATGGAACATTTGTTACCAAGCCTAGAGTTGGGCCGCCTGAAATTTATGATAGAACTGGCAGATTAATAACCGATGCTGCGGAAAAACAGCGTGTTCTTGACGAAGCAATACAGTCAGGAATTGTATACGAAACTGAAGTAGCTGCCGGAAGACAGACCGGACAGACTGTAGCGGAAAGGACACAAGATGCGATTCGCGCCGGAATCGATGCCTCACAAAGAATACCCAAGCTGCGAGAAGCTATGAATATATTGGGTTCGGTTGGCACTGGCGGTATGGATTCAGTTGTCTTGGCTTTCAAGCAAAGGCTTGGAATTACATCAGCAGATGAGTCAAAACTAATTTATGAGCTATCAAAGAATGTTCTTAGCCAATTAAAGCCAACCTTCGGTGCAGCCTTTACGGCTAGAGAAGGTGACTTGCTGCAAAGAATTGAAGCTAACACAGGAATGAGTACAGAAGGTAACAAGGCGTTGCTTCAAGAGCTTATTGATGCGTTGCAGCTTGATGTCCAAAGAGGCAGGCTAGAAGCAAAAGAAACTCAAGACACGAGCGCATTAAATGCGATGGAAGGCTATCTTAACCAACAATTCCAGCTAGAAACGGTTGATCTTGGCGGTTCGCCCGCAGATGACAGGCAAGTCCTACGATTTGACACAAACGGCAATCTAATACCGGACTAAAAAAATGGAAGAAGATATTCTCGCAGAACTGCCAGACGGACGTATTTTACAGTTTCCTCCAAATACGAGTCCTGAAGTTATTCAAGCCGCAGTCAAGCGCGAGCTAGGAATAACTGACGATGCTGCGCCTGAGCAGCCTCGCATTGGCCCTACAGGTAGAGCACTCCTCGGAGCTACGGAAAGAGGTTTAGAGGCTCTTGCAACTAGCGAAGGTCCGCGTATGCAAAATGTACGAGAGGCTTTTGGCGCTACGTTAAGAGGCGAGCAGACACCACGAGAAGCAATATTGCAAGCCGGAAGTCAGGTTCCGGCCTATCTTGGTGATCTTATAGGAGAAGGTCTTGGGTATGTGGGAAGAGGCGTGTCTGCCATAACTCCAGACGTTTTGGAAGATGAGGTAATCAATCAGCTAGGCATATTTATGGATCAACCTCTTATGAGATATGGTATGCAGGCGCTTGGCTCAGGGATGGAGCAATATCAGCAATTTGCTCAGGAATATCCAAGAGCCGCAAGAAATATAGAAGCTCTAGCAAACATTGGTTTTGTTGGAGGAGGCGGCAAAGTTGCTAAAGAACAAGGAGGCAGGCTCCTCGCAGATGTCGGAACAGTTGCAGCCGAAGAAGCTGGCAGGATTAGAAGAACCGCTCAAACTCCAGCAAGAAGGCAGGCGGCGCAAGACATTGAGAGCGGAGGCATAGAAGCGATTAATGTCAGAACCGCTCCATACAGGCTAGAGGAAGCTCCATCTGGAGCTACTACAACAGTTGGCCCAGAAGGCCCGGTTCAACCAAGACCGCAGATGCAGGCAGTTGTTAGTCCTCCACAAACAGCTGCTTTAAGAAGCGGATGGGATGAAGGATTGGTAGCAATGATAAGAGAGTCTAGTCCTCAAGACAGGCGAAATATGCTTGAGTCTATGACTAGAATGGAAAGAGGCCGCCAAGACACTAGATCAAAAATGCTTGATAGAAGCACAGATATAGCTGGTCAGTCTATGCTAGACCGATACAAATCGGTGTTGAAAGCTAACAGGCAAGCAGGTCAAAGTCTTGGCCGTTATGCAAGAAATAACCTAAAAGGAAATCGTGTTGATTTTGGCTCTGCTATAGATAACTTTGTTGGCGCACTAGATGAGATTGGAGTAACAGTAAAGCCTGATTTAACTTTAGATTTCTCCGCTGCGGATATTGCTGGCATTTCTGGCGCGGAACGTGTCTTGAAAAATATTGTGAAAAGGATGTCTCAAGGAAGAAACATAGACGCCTATGAGATTCACAAAATGAAGAAATATATTGATGAGCTTGTTACTTATGGTACGCAAAATTTGCAAAAGCCATTGACAGGCGAAACATTAAATATAGTCAAAGGATTGCGGCGTGACCTAAATGAAGTTTTAAGTGAAAATTTTGAAGGATATAGGGCTGCAAATCAGCAGTATGCCGAAACTATAGACGCGCTTGATAACTTCAAGGACGCAATGGGAACTGTTAATTATGATAGCTCAAGTGCTGCTAGGGCATTAGGTACTAGATTGCGAGGACTTGGATCAAATGCTCAATATAGAGCCCTTCTGCTTGACTCAATAGATGAAATGCAAACTCTAAGCAATAAGTATGGCGGCAAATTTGATGATGATGTAATTAATCAAACAGCTTTTACAATAGAGCTAGATAAAATGTTTGGCACAGAGGCTCCCACTAGCTTCGCTGGTCAAATTGGTGAAGCTGTCGGGCAGTCTCAAAGCAGAGTAGGCGCAGCGGCAAATGTTGCAAGGGCAACGGCTAGAAGAGCCGCAGATGCAGCTCTGGGCAGGGACGAGCAATCCCAAATTAGGGCAATGAGAGAGCTTCTGCTTAGCTTCGATTAGATACAGGTAACGAATAATGGCTAGATTTGGCGAGATAAACGCACAATACTTTGATGACGCAGGCGATCCGCTAAGCAGCGGTAAGATATATTTCTACGAGACAGGTACAACTACTCTCAAAGATACCTTCAGCGACATCAACCAGACTATTGCCAACACCAATCCGGTCATCTTAACTGCGGCTGGTAGGCAACCAAACATATTCTTTAGTGGTACTGCTAAGGCAATACTGGTAGACAAGAACGATGTGCAGATACTGGTCCGTGACCCGATAGGTCAGACGGCTAGTGTATTTGGTGACGGCTGGGTAGCTACGAAGATATACAGTGCTGATGCTGTGGTATTGGGTGGCGATGGTCAA